CCGTAAGGGGCTCCCGGCGCAGTGCAACACATCCTTCCACCTATGGCGGACCATCCCTTCCCGGGGTGGCCACCGTTGTTGGTGGGCAGATAGGGGGTCTAAGACCCCCTGGGACCGAAGGAGCTCTGATGCTTGCTGGGTGGTACTATGAAACGCAGATCGTTCCCTTTCACATGGGGACGGTCTCGCTCAATTCAGGACTATACTGATCCTGATGTATCCATTGAGGGGAGTTGGCTGGCCTGTGATGGCAGCTTAGCCCCTACCCTGCAAGGGACTCAAGAAACTGAGTCCGAAAACCATAGTGGGTGGGATCGTGGTGGACTCGTGGAGACCCAAAAGGGTTCCCGCGTGTTTAACTATAATCCCGATATTGGCGGTCCGTTCACAATGCGGAAGAGATACGTAGAGGCGCCCTTAGATAAGGCACCCTCGGTCTCTTTTAGTACCGCGTGGCGTCCGTTCATATACCAACCTTGGAGACGTAAAAGGGTCCGATATACTGGGCCCATGTCTTTGGGGATGGATCCGAAGTGGTACGCTTTCCCTCCATTTGCCCAGAGTAGTGAAAACGCTCTGATGGCGAAGGGGACGACGGCGATCGCTCGGTGTAAACCCACTAATTCCGTTGCCGACTTAGGCACCACTCTGATCGAACTCCGCCGCGAGGGGCTCCCAGCTTTGCTGGGTGCCGACTTGTGGAAGAGTAGGTTGAAACACCTCCGTGAGACTAAAAAGTCCGCGGGGGGTGAATACCTCAACGTCGAATTTGGGTGGAAGCCACTCGTGTCAGACATACTCGCGACTGCCAAGGGTATAGTGCATATGCACAGAATCCTTGAGCAGTACGAGCGTGATGCTGGCCGAGTTGTCCGGCGACGGTACAGTTTTCCATCGATCCACACAGTGGAAGAGTCCGTCATTCAACGTAATCTGACGGCTGGTCTAAACCCCAGTCATGAAGAGTTTTATGACACCACTAAGTGGAACTCGGGTTACGTAGTCCGCGACCGAGAAACGGTCGTGAACTGTTGGTTTTCAGGTGCCTTCACCTATCACCTGCCTAAGGGATTTTCTTCCGAAGGTGGGCTTAAGGGGTTGGCCGACTCAGCTCGAAAGATGCTGGGTCTTGACCTGGATCCCGAGGTTCTTTGGAACGTAGCTCCTTGGAGCTGGGCTGTCGATTGGTTCAGTAGTTCCGGTGACGTCATTTCTAACGTCTCGGATTGGTCCACCGATGGTCTGGTGTTGAAGTATGGATATGTCATGGAGCATACAATTGTCCGTGACACGTTCACTTACGTCGGCCATACGGGTCTTGTACCCGAAATTGGCTGGCGTCCGCCGGTCCTCATCCTAGTTAGTGAAACGAAGGTGAGACGAGCGGCAACTCCTTTCGGTTTCGGCGTCAACCTGGCGGCCCTAACGGACCGTCAGACCGCCATTATCGCGGCGCTCGGCTTAAGCCGGTAACGCGGTAGATGTTAGCAATCTGTGTCAAACGCCAATGGGGCGAAAGAACTTCGCCCTAGGAGTGATGCCTATGTCATTGTCCGATCCTGTGGTCGTCACGATTAGTGGCACGCCAGTGTCTATGCCCAGAACTTATGGGCAAGGACAGGAAGCGCGCTACACGTCGGCTGACGGCCTCATCAGCGTGTCCGCCAACCACACCCTCGTAAAACAGGGCAGGGAGCGGCACTTGCTGAGGATCGACCATTCGAAGCTTACCGCAAATCCGTTCGACTCGTCGGAGAATATGAAGGTTAACATGGCGTATTACGTCGTGTTTGACCTCCCTCCGGCGGGCTACACGGATGCGGAAGCGCTCGCGGTTTTCACAGGTTTCAACACCTGGGTTACCGCGGGTACGAATGCGGTCATCGCCAAACTTCTTGGCGGTGAGTCGTAGCGAGGAGGCCGGTGGTTCGGGGGGATACGAGACCGATCCTGCGGATTTAACCGCGGAGGAGGAATCGTCCCGACGGATACATTGGCCTCGCCGTGACGAGGTGGAGTTCAACGAGTTGAACGTTCACTTAAAGATTAGCTATAAAACGCTGATCCTTGTGTTCGTTTTGTTCGATGTTTTTCACAAGCTCGTCGACGCGGTTGATCTGGACAGTTTGGGGATATAAAAGCCCCGGCGTCCAGCGACTGCGTGGCAGGTGCTTCGGCATCTTTCGGTGGTAACAGCCAGCAATGGTTGTTGCGGTGGCATAGGCTATGGACTCGGTTGCCCCCTATTAAAGGAGGTCCGATGAAAAGCCTGATGTCACTCTGGTCCCAGATGGCGGAGGAATCCGCCGTCTTGTGCGACACTAGCGCCACTCGCGACATTAATACGGTCGCGAGTCGGTCTGAACATGAGGGGTTGTCGTTTTTGACGATTACCCTGCCTGAACTTGGGAAGGCCACCCAAAAGTGGCTCGACCTTGGACAGGCCGGTATCCACACCTCGTTTAAACTACAGCGAGGTGGAAGGCTCCCCCGATTTCTCGGAGGTTTCTTCAACCGTGTGTTCGACCGGAGTAGTGGTCGGTTGCTCGACGAACCCTGCGTCGCCTCGATTCAAGCTTTGCGCCAATTAACACTGGCGTTTGGCAAGATCGAGCTTCCGTGCAGTGATGCCCGGAATTTGGCTGCGATTCGTGGGTTTATCGAGTGTGAGAAGGAAGTGCGCTTATTCGACAAGAGGATCACCCGGAGAGATCTGGATGACTTCTCACGTATGTCGGATATGTTGTTCAGGGACGTGTTTACGGCGATGGACAGAGATGTTCATTACCATCGCATTGTCCCTAAACACGGTCCAGGATCAACTGCTGACGGATTAACCGGAAACGGTAAGTTCCGCCAGACAGTCTGGACCGAGCGTCTCGAGCGGGTTTTTCCCGCTGGTGAGAACCTCTTACCGAGCTGGTCATATTATGACCAGCTTAGTGAGGTCACTTTCCTCGAACCCGGTGCTGAGGTGCCCGCTAAGGTCACCCTAGTACCTAAGACGTTGAAGACTCCTCGAGTGATCGCAATGGAGCCCACCTGTATGCAGTTTATGCAGCAGGCTCTTAAGCGGTCTTTTCTCGAGCACTATGGGAGAGATAAGCTCCTCCCTCGTGTGATCGGTTTTGACGACCAAGTCCCTAATCAGGAAATGGCACGTCAAGGTTCGCTTGATCAGCGGACCGCAACACTTGATTTAAGTGATGCTTCCGATCGAGTCTCCAATCAGCTCGTTCGTGCCATGTTACGTCATTGGCCTGCTCTTACAGAGGCCGTTGACGCGACTAGGTCACGCCGGGCTGTCTTACCGCGCGAGCATGGAACTATTCGGCTCGCGAAGTTTGCGTCTATGGGTTCAGCGCTCTGTTTCCCTATGGAGGCGATGGTCTTTACGACATTGATCTACCTCGGGATTCAGAAGTCGCTCAACCGCTCACTTTCCCGACGAGATTTAAAACGTTTCGTCGGGTCGGTGCGTGTCTACGGGGATGACTTAATTGTCCCCGTGGAACATGTGTCTACAGTGATAAGCACCCTCGAGCTTTTCGGAGCAAGAGTAGGTGCTGACAAGAGCTTCTGGTCCGGAAGGTTCCGGGAGTCTTGTGGTCGGGAGTACTTTAATGGATCGGACGTAAGTATTGTCCGTGTCCGGCAAGCGTTTCCGACATCACTGCATGACGTGAAGGAGGTGGAATCTACGGTAAGTCTCCGGAACCAACTCTATATGAGTGGTTATTGGCAGACGGCCCGTTGGCTCGATGATAAAATCCGGAGGGTGTTAAAACACTTCCCGGACGTTGAGCCTACCTCCTCCTTGTTGGGCAGGGTTTCGTCCCTCGGCTATAAAAGCCAGAAGACGCACCCAAGCCTCCATAGTCCCCTTGCTAGGGGCTATGTAGCGGAGGCCAAAGCTCCGAAAGATCCACTCGGAGATACTGGTGCCCTACTCAAGTGTTTGCTTAAGTTGGACTCGGATGTTTGGTTAAGGGGACAAGCCCCCTGGCATCCGCCCGACGCTGTCGTCGACCGCAAGGTCGGCGTCCCGGGGGGACCCCCTCCGGTTTCAAGCAGACATTTGGAGCGTT